CTACCACTACTGCTGCTGAAGCAACTCAAGGTGCTGAAGAAGCTGCAGAAAATATGAAGATGCAGCAACAAGAGTTAGATCTTCTTCAAACAATTGCTGATAATATTGGTGGTGATAAAAAAGGTGGTGATAAGAAAACAGAACCAGCGAAAGCATCTGGTGGTGGTTTCTTAGATACTATTATGAGTTTCTTGGGCACTGGCTTAATGAAAGCATTTAAATCACTGTTAAATCCAGGAACAATTCTAAAAGCACTAGGAAGAGTATTTGCAATTGGTATGATTATTGGTGCCTTGTTTGAAGGTGTTATGGATGGGTTTGATGAATATATGAAAACAGGTGATATCGGAGCAGCATTAATAGCTGGGCTTGCTGGTATTATTGATTTCCTAACATTCGGTTTATTTGATAAAGAAATGATTAAAGGAATTATCGGAGACTTCAGCAAATTTATGTATACGTGGTTTGTAGAGCCATTCGTGAAGTTTTGGGGTCGTTTATTTGATGGCGTTTTTGAAGCATTCGATGTCTTTGCAAAAACAGGAGATATTGGTGCAGCACTTATGACTGGGCTTGCTGGCATTGTTGACTTCTTAACATTCGGTTTATTTGATAAAGAAAAAATAAAAGCAGTCATTGGTGATTTTGCTAAATGGATTGGAGATCATATTGTCAAACCATTTACAGATTTTATGGGTAGTATTAAAGATAGTTTTATGGGATTCATAGAAAAAATTGGTATTCCAAAAGTTATTTTAGCTGGCGCAACAAAATTAACGCCAGAAATATCAGTTGGTCCATTTTATCCATTTAAATCTGATAAAAAACCTACTGCTGCAGCTGCTGCGCCTACTACTGCAAATCAAGTTGATGCAAAGTCTGCTGAGAATGCTGGTGCCAAAGAAACCCCTGCGCCATCTAATAAGACTAATGTGGTCAATGCTCCAGTTACTACAAATAATAATACTACTCAAGTTCAAATGAGACCTCCAATTAGAAATGTAGAATCTTCTGTAGGTAGGTATATGGCTAGTCTATTCACATAATGAAAAAAGGATCCGTAAGGATCCTTTTTGTTTGTTACTTAATTATATTAACGATTCATTACGTACATTGTAATTTCGAATCCGTAACGCATTTCTACTGCTTCTGGTTTAGTCCACATAATTAACTCCTAAAGGGTTAACAGAAAATCCTGTCATATATACTTAGTGATAATGACAGGATTTTCATCTAGTGAAAACCATTAAACAACAGTAGTGTTAACGCTTATTCTTCAGCTGCAATTTTCTTGAAGTAAGACATAACATCTTCGTCATCATCCACAGCTACTGCTTTTGGAGCAGGTGCTGGCTTAGAAGCAAAGGTAGGTGCTGCAGCAACTGGACGATCTTCTTGTTCAGCCATCTGAGCAGCAGACTTACCAGCGAATGTATCACCAGAAAGAACTGCGTCTAGTTTCTTCTTCAATTCATCATAAGACTTGAAGTTGCTACGATCGGTAAACTCAGACAACTTGTACTGAGCATTAACGACACGAACAATTTCTTCATCACTGTCAGCTACAGGACATGGGTCAGAAAACACGGACTCATCGTAGTTAGCATAACCATCTTTCTTGCGCATACGCAATTTAAAGTTGGCACCTTCCCACAAATCAAACACGTTTACTGGCTTTTCGTCTTCAAAGGTTGGACGAGCCTTGTCCATAATCTTATCAAAGATTTTCTTGCCGAACTTGAACAAGAATACTTTACCTTCATTCTCAGGGTGCTTTGGGTCAGACACAATGAGTACGTTGGCAGTAAAAGACAACTTACGCTTTTGCTTACGAGCGATCTCTTTGTTAGCATCAGAACCTGAGTTCCAAAGCATAGTGTTCAACTCACCGACAGGATCGTTTTCACCAAGAGTTGTTAGGGAGTTTTCGATATACCATTTTCCAGTTGGACCTTGGAATCCGTGGTTGAACATGCGAACCCATGGGAGTTCATCGCCTTCAACACGTGGTAGGAATCGGAGAGTAGCTGTTCCGTTGCCAGCTTTATCGCCCTCTAGACGCCAGAAGCGATTGTCGTCATAAGACTTCTTTTCGCCACTTTGTGGGTTAGAGATTTTATCAAATTCTCCAGCGATTTTGCTGAAGTCTTGATTGCGCATTTTACGGAGTGTTTGGATATCCATCGTATTTTTCCTTAGTATTAATATTACGGTTTATTTTTAGTATGTTGTATTTGAATCTTATCATCTAATTCAACGTCATCATTAAAGTCTTCGTCATTCAAATCATAATCTTCTTCAACATAGTTATTTATAGTTCTCATACCACCAGTCTTTCGACCATTAGCATGTCTAGCAGGTTTCCCCGAACTATTACTAGAATTCCCATCATCAAAATTCTTTGATGCTTTATAATAAGTGCGACCCATTTTAATCTAACTCTTCAACAAAATGTGTAAATATCTTACGTAGTTTTTCTTTATCGTATTTAACGAATCCAGTCAACTTCTTAATTCGCAATAACTCATTGCTCCATATATGCTGAACAGTAGGGTTATCAAGCCAGTGTTCAACGATATGATCAAGTTCATTTATAATTACAAGAGTTTCAATTGAAATTTTATTACCAAGAAACAACTTTAATGCAGCAGGATACTCATTAAAATTAAAATCAAAGATACTAGAAGTTGGTAGTTTATTTATCTCAACATACGTCAGTAAAGACGCTAGATCATCAATAAAAATCTTAGTAATACTCTGTTTTCTTTTATTCCATTCAGCTAGATTATCATCGGCTTCTTGACCTGCGTAAATTGCAGACTCATTACCATAAGCAAAATTTGCAACAAAGAACTGAATAATATCACGATCGTTGCCAATCTTTCTTGCCAGCTTCTCAAAAATATATCTATCATTTCTCGCTTCAAACGCTTCACGTGATCCTTTAACATTTCCTCTATTTTCGAAGACGTTAAATTTTTCAGAGGTAAAGTGTAATTTAATTGCGAGGTAATAGCGATATGCTTTAAATCCGTCCACTGCGCAGTTTCCTACATTGTTCTTTCATAGCTACGGTATAATCTGGGGAGATCTCAGCAATATCGCAACTATAAGTTTTTTCATTGGGGGAATTTATTACTAAAAATATCATTAGAAAACAGTAACAAATAAATCCGATTAGTATTAAAATCCAAGTTGTAATACTCTTTATCTCAAACATCTAATTTGGCTCGCTTCGGTAAATAGTTTTCATCTTGAAAGTTTACCTCAAGTTTATCTTTAAGCGACTTATTCACAAGTTTGGCAATATCTTGAGGTTCAATAAAGTTTTCTTTACAATATTGAAGAACCGCATCCATATAAGATATCTTTTTATCACGCACAATTTGTTCGATGTGCATAGAGAAATCATTTGAAGATTTAAAAATTGTATTTCGATCTGCAGTAACAAGAGGATTAGACATATTTTTTAATCCAATATTCAACATTACGAATTTCTTGATTTAGTTTAGAATACTCATCAGATTTTTTCTTAAACAATTTCCATACTGGAGTGTTTGGTTTTTCAGAGTCCATCTGTTTTTCAAATTTATCTAGATACAGTGTAAAGAACTTATCTAGTTTCATCTTCTGAATTAGAAGTTCTTGGCGTTTGTTTTTGTAATCCATAATGTAATTATACCTTAGTTTTTAATAAAAGTCAAATCAATTTCTTCGCATAGTTGCAATATCTCTTGCTTGTTCGTCAGAGAATACAGGAACAGCATTTGACTTGTGCATAGTGCCGATACCTTTGATAGCAGTACCAGTGTAAACTGGATTTGGTTTCTTGAAACAAGGTGCACCAGTAAATGGAAGACTTGGATGCTTAGGTGTCTCACGACAAGCAGGTTTTCCAAGTGAGTATACATCACTGAGTTGTTGCGTAGGTTTTGCAACAGTCTTTGTGGCATACTTCTTTAACATCTTCTCCCAACTTGCATTTAACTCACGTTGTTTTGCGTTGGGTTTTTTCTTCTTAGATTTTCCGAGCGATGTAAAAAGCATTTGCATAATATAGTCTCAAAGTAGTTGTTCACAGTATATATTATACCCTAAATTGATACCAAAGTAAAGGGAAATTTTGGATTCCCCTCAACTTTGTATGGTTATTTCGCCTTTGCAGCGTATACGGTACACATGGTATTTTGCGGAGAATATGCACATTTTACTGCAACAGGGTCAATTCCCTTTACAATTGCAGACTCAATGTTTCGCTCCATAGATTTCAATTCTGTATAATTATTATACGCCATTGAAAGAATTAATGCAAGGACTGCCAATGCAACTGCAATAACAAAACTAATTTCGGTTTTCATAATTTCTCCTTAAATTTTACCACGAGCCATCATCTAAGATTGCACGAACAGATAGTGGACCAAGTGTAATACTACATTGATACATTGCTGGGTCTGTATCATTAGGTGTATCGAATCTGTACGCTATTCTCCAGTGATATGGATTTAAAGCAAAACTAATCCACACACCAGAGAATTTTAAGTAATCAAGAAAGATCTTTAATGTCATCACAGAGTCCTAATT